ACACCAGGTCATGATGGGATTGCCATCATGATGAAAGCGCCCCGATTCAATTGCCGCTTCCAGCTCTTTCATCGGGTCGGACATGTTGGTGTAGTTCTGAATGATAGTGATGGGGTTCAGGTCTTCATCAGCAAGATCATGTGACAACCCGGTCGCCCCGAAGGGGTCGATGGGTGACTCACTGACCGGGCTGATTTTGTTCGCCGCTTTGGCCTCCTCGAGGATGTAGCGATAATCCACCTCCGCACCATCGGTAACGGTCAGAACGCCCATTTCCACCCATTTCTGAAAGCGTTCGGCTGTCCGTCGATCTTCATTTTTCTCGACGCTGTACACCGTGTCATACGGTACCCAGAAACGCGGGGCCACACTGTAGTAATGCGTTTTACCGTCAATCTCGCGGGTATAAAGTCGCGCCATGCTGTTCATATCCAGCTTACGCGCCAGGTCAAAGGCCAGAATGCACGGCTGCCCCTCGAACTGCTCAAGGGTCAGTGATTTATCCTCGCAGCTCTGCCAGCTCACCAGGTTGAAATACGCCGAACGCGCCGACACCCAGATATTGAGGTGTTTTGTTTTAAAGACGTTTGCCAGACGGGCGTTATTTTTCGCACGCTGCTGCTGACTTAACAAAAATTCGCGATAAACCGACACGCCAATATTTGGATTGGCTTTTTCCAGCACCTGCGGGTCGGTCCAGTCGTCACCTTCATCAACGGTATAGATGATCCCGAACAGTTCATCGTTGGGTACCGAACCGTTGAGCATCTCGAGAACTTCCCGCCGCTTGTCGTAGCACGGTCCCTCAATGTTGTACCCGGCGGTGGTGATGGCCCACATCAGTGGCTGACGTCGCGCCCCCATCCCGGTAAGCATCGTGGTGTAAAGCGCATCGGTGGCGTGCTCGTGATATTCATCCACCACGGCACAGTGGGGTGATGAACCATCACCTGGGTTGCCGATCAGCGGTTCAAACCGCGCGCCATCCTCCGGACGGTTCATGTTTGAGGCGTTAACCTCAATCCCGAACGCTTCCGTCAGCATGGGTGTGCGTTTACACATCAGTCGCGCCGGGCGAAAGACTTCCCACGCCTGTTTCTCTGTCGTGGCACCGGAATACACTTCCGCGCCAAACTCGTTATCACAGGCAAAACAATACAGGGCAACACCGGCAGAGATTGCTGATTTGCCGTTCTTACGGGGGATTTCGGTGTACACCTCCCGGAAGCGGCGCAACCGGGTGCCTTTATTGACCCAGCCAAACGCACAGCAGATCACAAATAGCTGCCACGGCTCCAGCGTGATGGGCATCCGTTTGAATGCCCACTCCCCCTTGGTGTGCGGCAACAGCTGAATAAATTTCGCGGCCCGTTCAGCCAGGTCCTTGTCGAAGCGGTAACGAAACGACTTACTTTTTTCCGCCATCAGGTCATCAAGATGGCGCTGGCAGGCCTGAATCACAAACTGGCAGGCAACAATCTTTCCGCGCACGACATCCCGGGCATACTGATTTGCAGCATTTACGTTGGGGTAAGATTTCCGGCTCATGATTCGATGATTTTCAGAAACGGGTTAGTGGCTTTCTTCTTCCCCGCCAGGCCAATCAGACGCTGGCGGCTGCTGGGGTCGAGTCCGAGCATTGCCCCCGTGCTGCTCATCTCGGACTCCTGTTCTTTTTTGGCGGTCAGCTCCGGATTTTTGACCCTGCCGCCCATTGCACCGGTGATGGTGTTGCCCTGTATGGCAATATTTTTCACGGCACGTCGCCAGAACTCATAGGCCACGCACCACCGCTCAAGCACCGCGAGGTCAGTCACGCACAACAGGCCCTGACCGCAGAGTTCTTTGGTTGTCAGTTGCCACATGATCGTGGCGAGAGGGAGATTTTCTTCTGCGAACCACTCCGGTGGCTCAACACCTTTGATGGGCGTAAAAACAGGTTCATCTTTATTCAGGGCTCGCTTGCCGGGGTTTCCGGCCAGCGCCTTGCGCGCCGTTGGCTTGGGGCGACGCCCGGAACGCCCCGCCGTTCCAGCCATATGCGGCACTCCTGGTTAAATTTCATTTTTCGCGGGTATAAAAAAACGATGGGGCGGGCAGTCCGGAAGGCGCGCGGTTGCAAAGATTCGACCTCCCCCTCCCCTGGCTGATGATGACATCAATTCTCACCTGAACCGCTCACGCGCGGTCTTCACTGCGTGACACGACCAGCACAGACTCTCAAGGTTGCTGTCTTCATCAGTGCCGCCGTGAGCCTTCGCCTTGAGGTGGTCCACGCAGGACGCTTGCTTCACAACTCCCTGCCGAAGATGGTTCTGACATAACCCTTTGTCGCGCTTTAGTATCCGCTCCCGGATGACTTCCCACTTTGTTCCATATCCGCGCTGCTGCCGTGATTGACCTGGCTTGTAGGATTTCCAGCCCTCACCTTTATGATTTTCGCAGTAGCCTGACGGATCTGTAGTGGTAGAACGGCAGCCGCGAACACGGCAGGCTTTTGGGATTCGTGGCGGCATATGGAAAACTCCGGATAGAAATTATGATAGAAACCATGTTATTTAATAGCGTTTCAATCCGTTAAGTAACAATGGTTATGCTCGTAAAGGACGCCCTGATGACAAATAACTACATGAATGATTTCCTCAAATACTCACAGCCATATGTTCCAAAGGACTACAATCTTGCAAATGAATTTCATAGACGCCTTATATGCTGGATAAATGATTTTCACCGTGAACTTGAAGAAGAGTATGAGGTAGGAGGACAACTAGCTAGCTTTGGTAAAAACATTGAATTTCATTTCACAGACATAAGCTACTGGAATCCATCATTAATTTCTTTCATTGGTACTCTGGAGGATGGCAGTCCTGTAGAACTTGTTCAGCATGTATCTCAAATAAATGTCCTGCTAATCCGAAAAAAACGCTTATGCTTAGAGACCCCTAAAAGACCGATTGGGTTTGCTGATTGGGGTGAATACGACTCCTTTAAAGGAGATAATTGATAACTTTATTGCGGGCGATAATTGCCCGCAATCTCGTTTGCCTCATAACTGGCTAATACAGTTGCGCTGTACTGCTTTGTTATGTGCCAGAATATCCCGCTTCGTAAGCTTATCCAGCACTTCAATGTCCTGACCTGTGAGGTAGATGATTCTTACCCAGTCACAGGCCGTGTCCGTTACTTCAGGTTTTGCGGGTAAAGTTTTCGCGCAACTCACGGTCAACATCGTCATCAGGTAGATGATTAACAGTCTGCTGTACATCCCAGGCTCCTTTTGTTGTCTCTACCCTACGTTCTGCAACGGCTTCAGTAGCAGCTGCACGTTCTTCAGTGCGTTGCTGGTCCGCTTTTGTTTCTGCGATACTTGTACCGCGTGATTTACCCAGACCAAAAGCACCTGCAATTGCAGCCAGCACAGCAACAACCAGGCCGATAATCATTTCAAGTCCCATAGTGACCTCATACCAGTGCGGCTTTTGCTTTGGCGTAACGTTCACGGCGGTCTTTAATGCCATTCTGTCCGCCGTTAATAATCTGCGTTACACGTTCCACGTCACCCGAATACATCAAGCAACCGCGTAACGTGAAGTACCACGCCGCCGAACGGGCCGCATGTCGCTCCTGCGTTAGCAATTCTGGTGTATTGACAAGGTCAAGTTTCAGCGCCGCACCACATTTGGTGTAGTTCTCACGGCCAGTAATTTGAAGCAGGCCACGACCGCGATATTTCCAGCCGTCACCCTGGCTGTTATTCCCCATGCGGTCACCGTAAACCAGATTGGCTATTTGCGGCTGGTGAGCGACCTGTTTACCATCGACACGCCCCAGCATTTCGCACTGGTACGGCGTCAGACGCTTACCAAAGGTTTTCTTCAGCCCTTCAACCGAGTAGTTAAAACTCTCTGCCAGCGAAGTAAATCCTGCAGACTCATGCCCGACTTGTGCAATGAACATGGCCTGATCATTAACTGCTGTAATACCAAACTCTTTCATTGCCGCATCAATGTGCGGAAACCAGCGTGCAGAAACATCGGCGCTGATACCAGCCGCCTGCTGAAATTGTGATTGGTTCATTAGTGCCTCAGATGGTCAACCAGACGTGCCACATTGCCTCTGACGGCGACCAGCACGGACAGGAAAATAATGTTGGCCACGATAGTGGCCCACGATGAATAAGGGTAGATACCGCACAGATACGCCAGCGGTACGGCGCTATAAATGACCGTAAGCAGCCACGCTAAGCGAGATATCCACGGTCGATGTCTGGAGTCGCCACGACGATAAAACATCAGAGTAATAACAACACAAGCACATAACAGCGCATTTATAGTTGCTGTCGGGTCATTTAGCTCCACCTGAACCTCCCCGGCGCGTTATGAGCGCCACCAGCGAGCCGATATCCTGATTATTCAGGAACGTCAGGATTTTAACGGCTAAAGCAGAGACGATTACGGCACCAATAGCATCCAGAGGTTTATCACTGTATCCGGTCAAGTTCGCCAGCTTGGAGCCAACCAACCCAGAGCAAAGGATCCCGGCAATATATGACACGATAAAATATGCTAGTCGGCGCGATGCACTCAGATCTGCTGCTGTTGCTATGTAGAATACAGCCCCTGCAAATGCGCCAAATACAACGCCGTAATCAGTTCCGGTCAGCAGTCCATAAATACTAGCGCCCGTTAGGGCTCCACCAGCTAACCCTGTGCCGGAAATCGGATCGGACATTAGCCACCTCTTATTGCAGTGAGTCCTCTCAGAAATAGAAATGAGAGGAATAAAAAAGGCCACCATTTGGCAGCCATAGAATTGATGTAATTATAACTAATTCATTAACTATTTCTTAATGATGCTATTTAACATTTCTAATGCAAAAAGCAACATGGAGCTAATAAAATACAATATAACCGCACTGGCAATCGCTCCAATTATAGCCTGGACACTCCAGTGAAAGTAATTTTTACCATTAATAACAAACTTAACACTAGGAAACAAAAAGTCGATAAGCTTAATTATTAATGGAATAGCAAAGCTCCATAAGTTCGAAAACAAAATAAAGATACAAATAAATGATAAAGCAAATGCACCATCGATTGATAGTTTTGGCGCCAGTTTTGAGGCTGTCCATAAGCTAAGCAAAAAGCCAACTGTCACACCTGAAATCTGGATACTTAACATAGTCCAAGCTGTTCTAAAAAATCTAAATTTATTTTTGCACTTGTTAAGTAAATCCTGAATCGTAATCCATAACGAGTCAACCCACTCATTATCTTCCGATGCTACAATCATTGTGCTGCTATTTGAATTCCTCTCATCAATTCGTAGCTCCATCCAAGATCCATTCATCCTGTTAGACTGTCGACTTTGATAAGTTTCAATAGTAAAAATTATTTGATCAATCCTAGTGGCCTGTCTAAAGTATTTCACAAGCTCACCGATAGAATCAACTTTATACCCCTTACCATCGAACAAAATAAAAAAAACACATTGAGCACAAACTTCCCTACTTTCCTTTTGAGCTTGCTCATTCATTTTAACGCAGCGTTCGACAATTGCCGTGCTTAAGCTAATCAAGCTATCTTCATTTATAGAAACACCTGAAATATTCTTGCTTCTGTAAAAATATGACACTTTCGATTCCACTCCGCACCAGTCTCGATTTAGCGCAGGTTAACATAACCACTTCATTGGTAGAAGAAAAGAACTCTTCTTGTCAGAAAGCTACTGTGATATCCCTAAACCTGCAGATGATACAGAACAAAATTTAAGCATCAATTGTAGGCGATTTTAAATTCACTTTACAGTTTAGGCTGCCAATTGGCAGCCGATTGAAGCAGAAATCAATGAGTGCTCATCGATGAATTTTTTTCAGCGCCAATCTCACTCAAAAAAGCAAAACCTTTTGACGTTATCTCATTAGCAATCAATCCACCTTCGGCAGATTTGCTTCGTATAACATCGATAAAACCTATATCAGCAAGATCTGAAATAGCAAAGTTAACCTCTTTTGCTGAGAGATGAGGTAATGATGCAGCCTGAATTCTAGAATCCTTTGGCTGCAATTCATTCACTCGACGTAGTATTTCAAGATGGATAGAGGTCAGTTTCATAATGTTCTCCTGTTTTTAATGTTGTTTTACAGAAAACATTATAACACATTGATTTTGATGTAGATTGAATAGAAAAAAACCATAAAAAAACCTCGCAATAGCGAGGTCGTAAAAATTGTTCAACGATAGATACACAAGCCCCATCGTTGAGAAAATCTTATCCATATTTTTTGAGAAATACAAGTATTATGTCGTTATCTTCGGCGAAAATCGCTTATCTCGTCACCCTTCTCAATTGTGCTTCAGCGTAAGCTTCCTCCTGCCAGCACTTTGTAACCAGTTTATCAATGACATCTGCATATCCTTTGTACCACTGATAATCCGTCAGGTCTGGTACCAGCTTCTGGACATGAAGCCGCGCCAGTGTGGTTGGTAAACGGCTAAACCGGTTTCCACTGCAACGCCCACAAATCTTATAAACAGGCGTGCCATGAAGCCGGGTTCTTTTTTCATCCAGGACAATACCTTTACCCTTACACCCTCTGCACGCGGTGCTGACTTCTCCCTTACCATGGCAATGCTGACATAGTTCCTTCACCCACTCTTCCTTGATAACAGATTCCCCGCTTCTGGAGTGTTTCACCACTTCGCGCAATACATTATGAAATCCAGTACCAGCACAATGCTCACAGCGAGCCTTACTTGCCGCAGACCTGGAATAATCAGCAAAGGCAAAATTCACAAGGTAAGGGATGATCTGTAACCGGGTTTCTTCACTCAATTTGTTCAATGTCGGGTTATCCAGTGCCATCGCGTAATTGAGCAGACCTTCAATCGCAAACTGAGGATCCTGAACACCAACTTTTGCCAGGAATAAGGCAAACCCAAGCGGTGCTTTCGACTGCACCATCCCCTGCGCAGCCATCACATCCGTAATCGTTAAACCACCTGAGCCTGTCGCCGGTGCGTCATCGCTCAATTTTGGAGATTTTGGGGAGTAATATTTTGGTAAGGCTTCAAGGTTCATGCTCGTTCTCCACTTACGCCAGCACGCCAATTGCCAGCGCACGATCGATAAAACGAAATATCAGCTCCAACTGGGAGCCATACTTTTCTTCAAATGCCACGGTATCCGCATGCAGATCGTCGTGATGCTTTCTGCACAAAGGCAACACAAAGAGGTCATGCGCTTTTGTACCCATTCCCCCCTGACCGTCGCCTATCAGGTGGTGGGGATCATCAGCAAGCTTTCCACAACATGCACACGGCTGTGTCTTAACCCAGCGCGTGTACTTTTCATTAGCCCAGCGGCGACGTTTTGGGCGTAACATAAAAGACTCCGGCGACTCCGGATCCACTTTCAGCGCCAGCACCTTTTTCGCCTTATCCTGGATGATGCTGGTGGCAGGAACCGAAGGCACAAGGTCACTTTCCCGGGTGACAGACGGCACAACAGGCTTCGGTAATCTCAGTGCCTTACGGGCTGCACTTTCCGGTAAGGCATCCGCCAGGTCATTACGAACCAGCCACCAGCACAGTTCCGGCATTGTCACAACGTGACTATCATCAAAACCGAGATCCCGACGCACAACAGACAATACCCAGCGGGCACAGTTATCCGTTGCCATTGATTCCAGCCGTTCCGTGAACTGATCGCGCAACTGGTTATCGCAGTGCCAGCACAGACGGATTGCGCCCGGCGCGTGTCGCATTGTGGTCATGTTCTCGCTGTGCCAGTCGGAATGAGGCCACTGGCAGCCTTTTTCACGAAGTAACCAGCTTTCAAGACATTCCACCCCACCAGCACGACGAATCACTGCCTCATTACGGAACACGGCCCGAACGACAGGATCATCCGCCAGCGGTTGTGATGCCGCGGGAACGGCACCACTGGCGAAAGATGAATAATGCTCCGGCTCAGGCTCCAGCAGGACACGCCCCTGCATAAACAGGGGCATCAGCTCTGAACCTGGTCTGAACAATACGATCCCCATACGCGGGGCAATTTCAGGGGTCAGTAGTGCTCTCACGGTCACCTCAATGAACGGTATCGAGCAGCTTTAACAGCTCAGGGAATCGGGATTCGAAAAAGTGCGGCTGCGTCTCGCGCGGATTTGCGGGACTGGTGATGTTCTTGCCGAACATGCAGCCTTTCGCTGTCAGCGACCAGAATTTTTTGATGTTGTTAATCGCGGTACGGCTGTATCGTTCGCGCTGTTCGACGATCCCCAGCTTCACCATCTGGTGATATGCCTGATTAGCCGTAAGGCGGATACCATACTGCTTCAGCAGTGCACTCAATGATAGCGTAGGGCGGCTTGAGCCATCGAGTGCATCAGCAGGAGCATCAATGGCATAGCGCGGTGCCAGATTCGGTAAGCCAACAGCCTCCTGAAGCTTCTGACAGGCACCAAGCACTGAAGAGTTAGACAGGTTTAACTCCCTGCGCATAAAGTCCAGCAGAATCACACCAGCCTGCATCTTGTCAGCAGCCTGCCCGGATAATTTTTCCGGTGCGCTGGTTACCATATCGAAAGTACGGATCACCTTCAGATGGAATGACGGGCTGATCCACATTGCATAGGCATACACCAGTTCTTTGCAGACATACGTCCCCTGGTTATTTCCGCCACGAATAACGTTAACTGGCTCTATATTGACCGAGTTGCAAATCTGCAACTCGCTTATTAAACGTTCAGTTTGCTCATTGCGGAGCCAGAATGCAGGCTTATGCTTATCCAGAGAACCGGCAGCCCTGTGCAGATCGTTCAGGCTGTAACGACCATAAGCATCACGACGAACTTCAATACCATCAATGACCATCAGATTATTCATACTTCGTTTCTCCTCTTAATCAGGCGGCTGCACCCGCCGTTTTCTCGTACTTACTGATAGTGATCTCGACCTTCCCTTCCGGGATAACCGGTCCCCACTCCACCAGCATTCTTTTCACCTGACTGTCGTCTTCCCACACACCCGCGTGGGTCAGGGCGTCAAACAGCGCCTTGTTATAGTTGTCCAGATCGCGGATCCGGTTATCCGGTGGAAACAACACGATCTCCACTGCAGCAGGTGCCGACGTTGGTTTCGGCAGACGACGTAACTGCTCAACTATTGCTGCGCACGCCGCGCTCTGGAATTTTCGCCCCGCCGTGCTTATCAGGCTCTTACCAGCAAACGCCCCTTTGTTGGGGTGTCGCCAGTACGTGTTCACGCTGGGCGGAAAAGGCAGAATAAGCTTCATACTTTCAGGCCCCTCTCATGTAACCAGTGGGCTGCACGCAGCCTGGCGTTTTCCTCACCGGCAAGCAGTGAGCGGATAATCCCGACCGCCTCGCTGTCGTCGTCCTTCACCGCGGTATGAAGCGTTATCCCCCGGGCCACGCCACGCTTTATCGTGATGACGCCTTTTTTCTCCAGAGCACGAAGATGCTCCACCGCTGCATTCACCGAACGGTATCCCAGCATGGTTGCCACCTCCTGATTGGTTGGTGGGAAGCCACGTTCTTTCTGATAAGAAATCAGCATATCCAGCACCTGCTGCTGGCATTGAGTTAACGTCGTCATTAAGCCCCCACGTAATTCCCTGACAGATACCACTCTTCACCCGATGCAGCGCGCTTGCTGCTTTTCCGTAAGCACCGCTCACGACGCGCCAGAAAATTGTTTCGTTCTGGCTGGGAGTGGCTTTCACGGAATGCCGCCATCCACACGGTTGCAGCACGACGGTATAAGCCCCTGGACTCCAGTTCTTCCGCCTGGCGGGTCAGGCACAAAATCACCCGGGGATCGTTAGTGCCGACATAGAAATTACGCACAGGTCTGGTTTCACGAACTGGTTGTGGTTCCGGCTCCTGCGCTCTCTCAGTCAGGCGCGGGAAATGTCTGCGTGTATCTCCTTCACAACGGTGAGCCACACGTCCACTCTGACGTAACTTGCTTGCTGACTGCAGAACGCGCTGCCGTGAGTAACCAGCAAAAGCATCCGCAATGTCTCCGGAAGTACACCCCGGATGGGCTTCAATGAATTTCTGAACGTCATTCAACAGACTCATGATCACCCCCTGAATCCTGCCGGGATCTGGCTGTAGTCCACGTTGTCGTAACTGGCTTTGAAGTACGGGTCTTCGCGTTTTTCGGTGTACGTGCTTACGGACGGCGATAAGCGCAGGGAAAGCTCATCCCATTTTTCCCGCAGCTTCGACGGGCTGAGCACGTTACGGCACCAGAACGGATCGCGGCTGACGCGGCTGTACATCTCGCAGATTTGTTTGTGAGTACGACCATCCTGCACACACATCAGGCGAATTTCGTTTGCCCAGGCTGTCCAGTTCGGTTCTTTGGGACGAACCACCTCGCCGTCACATTCGGCAGCCTGCTCGTACAGGGCGATGATTTTTTTCCAGAGCCACTGTGCGCAGGTCAAATCATCCTGCGTCCCCCACTGGCGCTTTTTAGGGCTGAATACAACCGCATCAGGATGGCGAGTTAAAAAATCCTGTTCAGCCGTCTGCGTGTCCGGTTGCGAAGCGTCCGGACGAGAAGGTTTTTTATCTGACGGATCATGTTTTGATTTTACTGACGGATCCCCGCCAGATTCTGACGGGTGAAAACCTGCTTTTTTGCCAGATTTCGACGCATCAAATTTTGACGGGTCAGATTTTGATGCGTCAGATTTTGACGGGTCAGAATCTGACAGTTGAGAAAATGCCGCTGCCTGAAGCTTCGCAACGTTAAGCTGATAAACATTCGACGCATTGCGGTTACCCTGGCGACGCGCCTTACGCGTTAACCAGCCTTCTGCTTCCAGCCGTGCGATAGCCGTTCTGACGGTACTCATCCCCGCGCCAATCTGACAGGCAATGGTTTCAATTGATGGCCAGCACACACCTTCGTCATTACTGAAATCAGCCAGGCGGGCCATAATTGCCACGCTGGATAACTTCATGCCTGATGCAGCGCAACCATCCCATACATAGCCGGTTAATTTAGTGCTCATGACCGACCTCTATTTCCCTGAATTTACGACGAAACTGTTCGAGCGGACTGAAGCATTCATGCTCATAACCTTCGCGGAGGTAGATAACCCGTTGTGTTTCCGGTTCCCAACGAATGACTCTGACGGGCACTCCGTAGTGATCTTTGAACCAGCGGTTAACTTGTCGCAAAGGACTGTCTCCTTCTGCCGGTTGAAATCACCCACAGCCCACTCTGCAAAGCTGTGGGTTACAATTTCCCTGTCACCTGGTACATTCACTGCATAGCAATACTCCACCTTCGCTTTTCCACCCGGAACCGGAAGCGCAATCAGTTGCGAGCGACGGTAGTGTGTTGTTAAACTGTTCATGCGTTAGTTTCTCCACAGTCACGACACGCCACGGCGCCCGGAGCTGCACACTCGCGGGCGTCATTACTTTCTGAAATGCAAAAAATTTTGTAGACCAGTGCTGCATGCTCCTGCAGCTTCGAAATTGAGAGGTACAGCTCGTCGTTAATTGCTGTCTTCTCATGCGGTTCCACTACACCGTCTTCAATTGCTGAACGAATCTGTTTTGAATAACTGCCGATCTGTTCAATGACCTCCAGCAGGCGCTGGTTGATATCGGCGTTGTCCACATCCTCGACGTCAGGAAGAGACACAAAGACGCCATTTGCAGACTGCGCCACAGCGTCAGCAATGAAGTGAGTTCCACCAGCACGTTGCAAAATCATTGCCCATCCCAGCGGGAAAATCTGATCGCCATCGGCACGAAGGCGGTTAAATAATGCGTTCTCTGTTACATCCAGCCAGTCAGCAGCTTCAGCGTAACCCCCCGGCAACGCTGCGATAGTTTTTCTGACAGCTTTCACGTACCACTTAGGCTGTTTTTCTACTTTCCAGTGATGCTTACCCACGGCTATCTCCTTAAAACTGTGGTTACTTTTCATCTGATGAATCTTTAATCTTTTGAAAAATATCTGGACGTAATTTTTCTTTTGATATGCCAGTGGTCTTTTCAATGAATATCGAGAGCTTTGCAGGGGGACGCTTTTCTCTGTTCAACCAGTTCCAGACATGTTGTTGCTTTACTAAATGACCGCTGCTGGCTGTGAGCTTCCGAGCCAATTCTGATTGACCACCAGCCAGAGCGATTGCCTCCGATAAGGCTAATTGCTCAGGTGTCATAGCTTTCTCCTTTTTAGGTAGTTAAGTTGTTACGAGTTGCAAGAATACAACATTAACAACTTTTATCACAACTTTTAGGTGTTGGAAAGCTAAAACATAAAGTTGTAACCTCATCAAAAAAGAGAGGGATATGTTGTGAAAACACTGGCAGAACGATTAAAGATAGGTAGAGAGAAAGCTGGCATGAGCCAAGCTCAACTAGCTGAAAAAATTGGACTTTCACAACAATCTGTAGCCAAAATAGAGAATGGCGAAACTCTACAACCGCGCAAAATTAAAGAAATTGCAAAAGTTTTAGGTGTATCACAAAAGTGGTTACAACTTGGTATTGAAGACAACGCATCCATACCTGATCTTGTTGTAAAAGAAGCAGAAAGCACCGCATTAGACCCAGATATTTTCGTAAACATTCCTGTTTTAGATGTCGAGTTATCGGCAGGTAACGGATGTCTGGCTGAAATAGTTGAATCAGCTATTGACTGGTTTCCGTTAAGAAGAGCAGATTTGAGAAAATCTGGCGTATGTGCATCTAATGCCAAGATCGTAAAAATATGGGGGAACAGTTTATTACCGGTTCTCAATAATGGAGATCTTGTTGCCGTTGATATTTCTCAAACCGTTCCTATTCGTGATGGCGATCTTTATGCCGTACGAGATGGTGTATTGCTAAGGGTTAAAATACTTATCAACTTACCTGACGGTGGCTTGATTCTTAGAAGCTTCAACAAAGATGAGTACCCAGATGAAATACTCACCTTTGAAGATAGACGAGCCAGAATTCATGTTATAGGTAGGGTATTCTGGTCATCGCGAACTTGGTAATGCATCGAAAAGCATTTCTTCAGAAATAATTTTAAGTTTTGCACCATTATCATCCCTATAAGATATAGCTTTTTCGATCTTCCTTCCGTGACTTGAGAATTTCCAATCACGGGAGGAAAGCGTCCCAATTACTAAAAAATCCAACTTTTGAGTAATTCCACTACTGATGTTCCCACCAGCATTTTTAATCAAATTTTCAACTACGGCTCTCTTTCCTGCAACAAAAGTGCCTGTAAGACAATAGGTTTTACCCTCTAACTCTATCGAAGCCCCTACATCAATAGGCAGCCTGGTCGCCAAACCATCCACCACCCCACTTTCCAAGTCACATCCTGTGAAGTCTACTAATGCCTTATGTAGAGTTAAACTCTCATCTTCAGTAATAACCCCATCTTTAAGAATTTCCTTTACAAGTGCATAAAGTTTTTTTCCTGGGTAGTTGTTCTTCAAAGCTCCATTTTGCTCAAGCCACCAATTAAGATATCTTATTTCTTCTTGAGTTAAGTTCCGATCAGCAATTAATCCTTTACATAGTCCATTAAGTAAATGGACATCTACATCCTTGGAGTAAAAATCAATTTCAGGGATATCAAGAATTTCCCTCTGTATTTGGAGAAGGCTATTTTTAAGGTCATCACGTTCTTCTGATGTGATTATTCCATCCGCAAGAATATCCGACACCCGTGCTGATAGACTTTTTATAACTCCATTATTGATAATCTGCTTTGCTTCAAGTAACCATGTATCTAAGTAAAGAACCTCCTCTTCACGGACAACTCCATCTGCAATGATTCCATCAATGATGCTAATCAAGTTAGCAAATAACTTGTCCCGGTTCTGTGTGTAATTAAAAGCGTAAAGCGCGTCTTCCATACAACCTCCTTTTTTTGATAATCCTTGCACTCCTTGGCTACTCGTTCAAACCACATAAAGTTGTTGACAATATTCAAAACCACAACTAAATTACAACTTAAAGATGTTAAAACAACGAACAGGCAGGACGCCCACGAAGTAGCCGCCTGGGGCATATGAAGTCCAGGATGATTCGTTAAATACTATGTGTAAGAGAGCGCAAATGAACCGTTATTTCACATGCTCGTTTTGTGGCGCAAACGAGCTGCAGGCAAAAAAAATCATCGCCAAAGGCGGAAAAGATGAAGTTGCTATCTGCTCTGAGTGCGTAGTCTTGTGTGTCGGGGCATTAATCAATATCAGCACAACTATTCAGTTCACACCAAATGAGAATGCGCCTTTAGATGCGCGGAAATCTGGAGGTTAAAGAACAAAATGAAAGTCCAGATTTTAAACAATAGTGGTGAAGTCGTTTGGTCATACGACATAGCCGCTCCTGTAGATCAGAGCGGCGATAGCTGGACCAATGGGAAACATCAGATTATGGCTGGAGTTGTGTTCTCTTTACGCCGTGCTTTGGAACAGGCTGAAGTCTTTCCATCAGACCCTGAATGGAAATGGCCTTTTTCTATTTGTCCAAATTCGGAGAGTACATTTCAGAAAATTGGTCAAAAAGTCGCACTCGAAGAGCATCAGCCAACTGTTTCCTGATTTTTTCAGGTAACTCGTCGGCATCGCAGAAACAACAACGCTCGATCATGTTGAAAGCCGATTCGTAGAACTGTTTCTGCTGAGTGTCGCTGAGACAGGAAAAGAGCGACGTTACGATGATTTTATTAATTGCATTATCAAGTTCTTTTTCATCAAAAGTCATTTGATTTTCCTTTTATGTATACGGGCTTAAAAGGATACCACCGAGCCTGAAGTGGTGAAAAGACAGGCACATAACAGCTAAGTATTTTCAACCAGAGAGAATCCTTAGCGTTGTGGTGAATGCGGCTCAGCGCACGCGGGTTAAGGTTGAGGCTGACAGTCGACCTTCTGTGGATACCCACCCGCCTGGTGTGCAACCTTCGCCAGGCACCGGGAGGCCCCCGGAACCACAACTTTATGCTGTGTGTAGTCCTGGCGGTACCAGCTTGTACCCTTGCTTCCGGCTGGTACCGTCCTTTTTACAAAACAGAGAAGAGCATCACCGGACGACGGGCTCATAACCCAATCCATCCTGGTAGTTGTGGCCACAGGTGCTCTTCTCTGTTTTGTGGAGAAACTAATCGACCTTGCAGGGTCGATATGCAGAGACTGAACAGTTAGTGAAGTAATAAGGTGATCGCATATGCTTCAAATGTTAACTCTTGAAGAATGGGCTTCTGAAAAATACAGAAGTAATCCTCCAAGTGTGTCCACATTGCGTCGTTATGCTAAGCAGAATTTATTTTGTCCACCGGCCATGAAACAAGGCCGGTTATGGCGAGTGCGTGAGGACGCCGAGTTAGTTGGAGAGCTGGTAACACCAGTAATTAAGAAAAATGACTCATTACTTTTGCAACGGATTTTGAGTGATGGCAGCCAGACCGCGTAAGAATAATGTTTCAGTCCCTAACTTATATCCGCTTTATAGCCGAAAGGTAAATAAAGTCTATTGGCGGTATAAGCATCCAGTAACAGGAAAATTCCATGCTTTGGGAACAAACGAAGCTGAAGCTATCGCTATTGCCACTGAGGCCAACACTCGACTGGCTGAACAAAGAACCCGGCAGATTCTGGCTATCAGTGACAGGATCGCAACCAGCAAAGGAAAAGCGATCACAACATCTACATGGTTAGACCGTTACCAGGCTATCCAAGACGATAGGCTGAAAAGTGGTGATATAAGACTCAACACCTATAAGCAGAAAGCCAAACCAGTATCCTTGCTCAGGGAAAGAGCAGGAATGAAGTTGATCTCGGCCGTTGATGTCAGAGATATAGCACAATTGCTTGAAGAGTATATCTCTGCGGGACAGCCGAGAATGGCCCAAGTCGTAAGGTCTGTATTGATCGATGTGTTTAAGGAAGCACAGCATTACGGCGAAGTTCCGCCTGGCTATAACCCAGCATTAGCCACTAAACAACCAAGAAGAAAAATTACCCGTCAACGCCTCAGCCTGGAAGAATGGCAAAAAATATTCGATATCGCAGACGCCACTCATCGTTACATGGGAAATGCCATGCTCCTAGCTTTAGTCACTGGGCAGCGTTTGGGAGATATATCCAAAATGAAATTTAGTGATATTTGGGAGGATCATCTTCACGTCATTCAGGAAAAGACCGGGAGCAAAATCGCAATTCCTCTTTCTCTTCACCTCAATGCGATTAACTGGAGTTTACGCGATGTAGTAGCCCGCTGCCGTGACTATGCAGTCAGCCCATACCTTGTACATTTTTCCCGTACGACTTCACAGGCTGAACGTGGAACACAGGTTAAATCTAACACATTGACGATGAATTTCAGTAAAGCGAGGGACTTAGCAGGAATTGACTGGGGGAAAGGTTCACCTGCAACATTCCATGAGCAAAGGTCGTTATCTGAACGCCTGTATAAAGAACAGGGGTTAGATACACAAAAACTACTTGGTCACAAAACACAACAACAAACCGATCGTTATCATGACGACCGAGGCAAAGGATGGAGCAAAGTAGCATGGTGA